CACTCCGTTCCTATCAAGCCTATAAACAAGACTGGTATCTTTAGGATTTACTTCATCTACTAATTCAACCGGTTGTGGTTCTAATCTATACTTTTCTTCATCAAATAATAATTCAAATTGATCATTTCCTTCTGTGGCACCGTAACGTCCTGCTCTGATAGCCCATTCTTCAAAATATTCTATACTTTCTTTATTGGCACTTCCAAGTTTATCAAACAATTTGTTTAAAACGTTTTTAGTTCCTTTATCTTGAATCATTCCTTGGAAAAATTTATATTGACTTACATCGTCTGGAATAATATTTTCAAGATACTTTCTTTTTTGATATCCTATTAAATGTTGTGCTAACTTTTGCTGTTCAATATCAAAGTTATCACTGTCAAGGTCATAGAAATCAGAAAACTGTCTTGCTTTGTAATCAAGATTTGGAAGTAGTTGTTGTTCAGGCTTTCCGTCTAATAATACAAAGTTTTTTGATTCAAATCTTTGTGTTCCAGATACATTAGTATTAGCAACATAATAAAATTCTTTGTGTTGAATTATATCACCTATTTTGTAATCTTGATATGATGTCCATTCGTTAATAAACGCATCGTCAAATACAAACCCAGGAACATTTAATGATCCGTTCCAATCGTCTGATCTATATCCTTTTACTTTTATTCTTTCTTGTCTATATCCTTGCGGACGATTATATATCACATCATTGAATACTGTGGTGTTATCTATCACTATGGCATGTTCAGTTTGTACTACCGGCACCTTAAGATGATATATACCTTGGTCTGTATTCTTCACATAGATACCAAATTGGTTGGTATTATCTCTTTCTGTTGTAGCAAAGTCTGCTAGTAAACGTTTTCCATCAGCTTGTAGTAAACTGTAATCATAGAAGTTATCATAAATGTCATCTACCACAGTAAACGGTTTTTCAAAGTACACCTGCCTAGCAGAAGGACTTACTGTTAATACAGCTCCCTCATCCCAGTTTTGTGTTGACCAAAACATAAATTCTTTAGCACTTAAAGCCCAGTTTTCAATTTCTTCAAGATCTTTGTTAAATGTGTTGAATTGAAATCCTACTGTTGTAAGATACTTTTCATATCCAAGAATTAAATCCACTACTCCTTGGATATCTTCATATACAGTACCATAATCAATTTTTTGTATTACATTATCAAAAGTTTTAGAGAAAAAAGCATCTGCTCCACCTTCGGTTGGTAATTTTTCTAATCTAGTAAAGAAGTTTAAATCAATAGACCCGCCCGAAGTATGTCCGGTGTTTGTTCTATAAAATACTCCGTTGTTCTCTACAATTTGTCCTATACTGTATGTTTGTCCATTATCAAAGGTAACAAAATCTTCACTTATTCCGCCAACATTTACTAAAATATCATTTTGTTTTCGTATTACTGGATATGTAGGAAAATATGGTCTATCTTTGTCGTAACCTTTTATTACAAAGCCATTTGGTACTTTTTCTATAATCATGCCACTGTAAGAATAAACATCGATAGGAATACTTTTTGTAAGTACAACTTTATAGTTTTCTTCAGGAACAAATACATTACCTTCGTTATTTGGATTTCTACTATCTAAAATAAGTCTGAATTTATTTTTTTGAGTAAAGCCGCCTATCTTATGACCTAACTTATTTTCTAAACTTGTTAGTCTATTTTGATAAGTTTTAAATGTTACATCTTCATTTCCTATCAAGTAACCTTGCATATAGTTTATTAAACCAGAAGTAAAAACTCTAGTAGAATCACTAGGTACATTAGGAAACTTTAGATCTTTTAAATTTAATCTTTTAGAAGTGTCTGTGTATACAAGTTGCCCTGCTAAATTACGTGCTATTCTACTTCTATCAAATGCTACGCCAAATAATTGAGCTGGCTGTCTAAGCATCCAAGCTCTAATTAAAGCAAAAGGATAATGGGAACTTCTTCTCCATGCTGTTTCTACAGGCCCTTCGTCTCCGAATACAAAGTTATCATCATAATTACTTGCTATTCCGCCTCGCAAATATCCTGTGGCAACAGGATCCAAAAGATCTCCTTGTGAATTAACAGGAATATATTTTGTAAGATCCTTAATCTTAAATTTTCTTCTGTAAATAATTTTTTTATTAGGTTCCCTAACAATACCCTTTTCTAAATCTCCCCAAAGTAAAAGGTTATTGCTTGTGTATGGTGCTTGACCATAAGCGGTGTCAAACCAAGAAGGTTTAATTTTGTATCCAAGACATTCCCAAGGATGTGTATGCGGTCTATCAGTATTATAAAAGTCTTTGTAAATTGCTCTCCAACCTCCTGGAACAGCATTGTTGTCAGGATCGCCATGTTTATAAAAATTCAAACTAAAATTGTTTCCGTTTTTATAAAATGTATTAGTTGTGTAATCAGGATTTCCAACAGTTTCTAACCAACGATTGAAATCTGCTATCATAATATCAGCAGTCTTGTATCTATCAAATGCGGTAGGCTGTGATTTTGTATTTAAAAAGTCTTGTATATCTAATATGGATTCATTATAATCTATTTTTATGTTATTGTAGATCCTTTTTTCAAGATCAAGAATAAGGTTATCTCTATAATCACCGTAACATCTCCAAATAGATCCATCATGCCCTTGTATTACTGGTCTAGCCGCGGGCCATTCTTCAAACAAATTACTATCATTATCAGCATGATTCATAGAACTATTAGGCATAAACCATAATCTATTATCGCCAGCAAAAGTATGCGTATGAGCAATACCTGTGCCGCCATTTGTTTTATCATACTGTTGAGCAGATACTTCGTCTGTAAACAACGGATAAAACCAACCTACTTTATTTTTGTAAGATTTTGTAGTTGTAGAATCTCTCCCATATATTTTATAAGGACCTGTTGAGTCTGGAACTTCAGAAATGTATGTTGTGTCTAAACTTATTTCAGGAATAAATTTAGGATACAAACCTAGTTTTGTAGGAGTCGGACTAATCCAACATCCGTCAGTAGTTTCATATTCATATACTTTTAATATTTGATCTGCCACTACAGGTATTTTTAATTCAACAAACGCATCAGGATCAATTGAATAGTCAATATCTTTTATTAATTGCTTATCATCAAGATATACTAAAATAGCCTTTTCGTTTAATTGACTAAAACTTACAGCTCTAGTGATAGGAAAAATAGTTTGCGATGAATCTTCTATCTTAAATTCTGCTAAGGTATCTCCACCAAAAGGAACCATGTCACTAAAATAAAATGGATCTTGTTTTGTATTTGTTTCAAATATTTTATCAAGTATTTTATCTACATGTATTTTTGTGTCGCCATTGAATCCTAGTTCATTAGCAACTTTTAAAAACTCTCTTTTAAATTTTATGTATTCTAATCCAGCATAGTTTACAGCTCTGTTCATATCAAATTCTTTAGTCGTAAGATTGAACATTGGCAAGTTTATTGGGCCAGTATGTTGAACAAATTTTAGTCCAAACTCTGAAGTTGGTCCTAGATCTCTAAGATTTCCTACTCCAGGATACACACCTACAAAGTCACTTACATTACTAATAATGCTATCAACATGATCAATCACTTCTCCTAATGTAAATGTAACAACATTTTCATTCATAGGATTTTTTTCTAAATTAATAGGAAACTTGTAGTGTCCTCTTTGATTTTTAGCTGTGCTAGATTTTGTTTCGATTACAATTTTTTTGTCGTCTTCGAGATCTGTTAAAAATCTTACATAAGCATATCTGTTAATTCTGTCAATGGTATAAGTAGTATCTTCTTTTTGTAAAACATTATCCACAAAAACACTTACTTGAAGATCATTCAAGTCACCACTGTTATCATATACGTCTATAATAAAATTATTGTTTCTTGGTCCAGTGGTATATTGTTTTACCACAGGTTGCGAGGAAAGTTTTTTAGCCTTAATCCAACCTGTGACATTTGAGTAATTGCTTATATCTGTGTACTTACGTAATATTCCAGTATCGGTGCTTGCCGTTATGACATCAGCGACTTGATCATAAGTGTATGTTTCACTTAATAAATTAAAATCAAAAGTTATATCGCCACTATTTTCTATTGTTCTATATGATAATGGAAAGCCTAACTCCGTATCGTTTGTACCAGTGCCTACTTTGTAAGAAAATAATTTATTTCCTTTAAAGGTGCTTCCTTCTAACGCATTAAGAGCAGTTCCAGAATCGTTATATAGGTCAAACAATGGAGGCTGATTAATTTCTGTTTTATTTTGTCCTAATTTCCAAGATGTGCCTGTGTAATAATAAATTTTACCTTTATTTTTATCGCCAGATTTGACTAAAACAGTTTCGTTTGCGATAGGCGCTGTGTCAGTAGTTTCTACCAGTGTAATTTGATTATTACTGTTTTGACTTATAAATTTTACTTCATAAATTTTTCCGTTTACAAAACTATCTGGATCAGCTGTAAATAATACACGCATTCCTTGTACTAATTCTGTGCCATCAACAAAATATCCTGGACTTCCTTCTATGTTAGAAAACACATCTGTGGTAACAGTATCAATTACATCTACAGATTTTTTAGCAAAAGTTCCAAAGTCATAAAGTTTTAAGCCAGCATCAAATTCAATAATAGGTCTAATTGCTCTAAAGTTTTGATCTAACACAGTGGCTACTTCATTTATTTTTGCTGTGACATCTATTACATTCTTGTGTGTCCATTTGTTATATCTAGACCACTGATTTCTATCTTTGGAAGCTCTATTAATTACAACATAATCTTTTTTATCGGCATAGGAAACAGCATCATCAAAAGGAAAGTCATCAAAGCCTCCTTGATCGAATTCAATATCTTGATCCTGTAGATATCCTGCTGTAATTTCTATATCAGATTCTGATATAAGTTGTATTGAATCTCCAACTCCTTCAACATACCAGTAGCCTTCTCCGTATTTTGTAGGATTTAAATTTCCATAAAATTTTAACTTCATTCCGTTTGATAAGTCATATCCGTTGGTCATTGTATATGATTTTTTGCCAATTATATCTTTATCAACATCTAAGAATGTGTTATCAATAATATCTTTTATTATAATAAGTCCTGAAGCTTCAATGTTATTTGAATCTACATAATATAAAATCGCTGGTGATTCTAAGTCTACTGTAAACTCTAGTACCCCATCTTCTGTTTTTTGTCCAGTGATTCCTTTGGTATAAAGATTATTATCATTTGTAATATCTACAGACGTCCTAATAGAAAAAGGCATATCTACTGTGTCTACTTCAAATCTATATGTTTGTCCTTTGTATAAAGTTAAGGTAGGATTACCTGTAGGGTTGTCCTGATTAAAAACATAAGCATCATTATCTAGATTAACCTGCTTTGTTACTTTGTATGTGCTTTTGACATTTCTAAATGATCCGTATACCGGTATGGCATCTGGTCCACCTGGCAACCAATAGTACTCTCTAAAGTTTGTAAACTTATCCCAATTAATATGCGGGTTCCAAGCATAATATTCTTGGGAAAACATATTGTCATGATTTGAAGTATCAACGCCACGAATCTTTATGCTGTTATATAAATCTCTATAATCTCTATAGAAAATATTATTACCAACAGAATCATTAATTACAGAAACAGGTTCTAATTGATATTGATCTCTATCTAAACTTATTTCAGATACATAATTGTCACTAGCCTTAAAGGCCTTGGCATCTTTCCTACCTACGTATCCGTCAACCTTTTCTACGCTACCTGGCTGTACTAATTGATCTAAAGTGCTTGATAAGAATTTTTTATTTGCTACTGTGCGATAATAACGTGGCAGTAAATCGGCAGACTTTCTTTTATTTTTATCTGCGTCATTTACTGGAATAGCATTTTCATCTTGTGCCATTAGTATCCATAGCCTCCGCCGCCTCCGCCGGAACTACCGCCTCCACCGCTAGATCCGCCGCCACCTGAGTATCCACCGCCACTTGACGATCCTCCTCCGCTTGATGATTGTGAAGTTCTACTTGTGCTACTTGTAGTGGTGCTTGTGCCACTTGTAGTAGTTGTTGAAGTGGCTGTGCTTGTAGTGGTGCTAGACAAAGCTGTACTCTGTATTCCAGCATTTGTTGTGCTGGTGCTTGTAATTACTTTGCCAGACGCTTGTATTCTAGAAGCTGTGATAGAATCTATTATTTCTATATCTTGTACTGTAGCATCACTCACAAATATTTCATCATTTTCACTTTTTATCTCAATCAAACTACCAAAGGATAATGTGCCTAATTTTGGCACTATTATAAGATTAACTATATCAGGTGCTAATGAGTTCATTACATAGGTAGCCAACTCCGTGAAGTGAAATGTTTCGCCGAAATCCCAATTCTGTAAAGAAAAATATCTATTAATGGAAGAAACGATTCTTACTTTTATGTCATTATCATTTACAACTGCTTCTGGATTTTTAACTACCTTAAATATCGCTTGTAAATTTTCTCCTGCTTTAGAACCAAACAACACCTTATACTTGACTGGGTGATATATTATTTCATCACTAATTGCTTTTACTTTATTAATTTCCGCACCGTACTGCTGGAACAATTCATCACTGCTTGGCGGTAAAGGGGCAATAGAAGTGTTTCCTGCTAAGAAAGATCTATACGCTGTATCGTAAGATCTTGTTAATAGATAGACGTCTATTATGTTAGAAGCACTTGGATCTATTCTGTTGCTCTCATTTGCACTATGAATGTAATGAAACTTAAGATCGCTTCGTCCTACAAATGCTTGATAATCGCTTGTAAGATTAAGAACATTATTGTTTAACACCTTAAAGTTTTTTTGATCTTCTATATAAAAAACTTTTCCATCAGAGTATTGTGAATAAGCACCTATGGCTGTTTCAGTAGCTACAATTGATATCATGTTACCATCTGCGTAATAATTAAATTTATTAAATCCTTGATTGCTACTTTCCTTTTTCAAAAATACATATTTTGTTGTAGGATTTACTAATGGATCAACAATTACATCAAATATATCTGGATCATCTATTGAGCCATCATCATTCAAATCAAAAAATCCAACTTGAACTTTTTTGCTGTTTATATAACCGTCTTGGTTTTTATAATCAGAAACAATTTCCCAATTAATATCATTGTTAAATTGTGCTAGACTATCAGGCTTTGTGTTAAAATTCATTACAGATATTTTGTCTTTTACTAGTTGTCCTGTGGCTGAATCATATATTTTATTTTGTCCATCATAATAGAAACTTAATTCAGTATCACTTTCAAATATATATTTTAATCCCCTATTGGTCACTGTGTATTTTTCACCATCAGTTTCAAATAAAATAAACCAGCTTGAATCTAATTGATTGCCTGTTACATCTCCAGTTTTACCATTACTAAACGTATCATTTACATTTAAGTTTTCATTGATAATTACACGCCAAATTCTGTTTACTTGATCATATCGTAAGCCAAATGTTTTATACGCAAATACCTGATCTATAATTTGTGATCTTACATCTGCTGTAATGTCTTTTACTAATTTAGGTTTTACTTCTTGTATAATACTATTGGCAGGTAGCACAGCGTTTACAGTTATAGGACCATCACCTGTAGTTGAATCTATAGCTGTTCCTGATCCTGTAACACTTATAACTTTTACCCACTTATACGAAGAGGCTCCTTTTTTAGTAGCATCACTAGTAAGTTCTCCGTTACCTATAAAATAAAATCCTGTAGGCGGAAGGAATTTTAACAAAGCTCCTGGTTCGACATATCTTAAAAATCCAGTTGTAAATGATCCTACCTGAAACGGCACTAGGTTTATATTTTCTAAAAGTCCAGTTGAACTATTAGCGGCTTTAGTTGATTGTTTCCAAGTTGCGTTTAAATCACTAACAATTATTTTCGCAAAGTTTCCAAGATAAAAATTTGTTGTGCTTCGCTTTTGTATTATTGGAACAATTAAATTTTCTATGTTACCTTCAATGTCTGTTTGATTTGAGAATGTAAAAGATTGTTTTTCGTCAAATGCTTCTTTATAAATTACTCCGTCACTACCGTAAAGATTAGTGCTAGAATACTTTCCTGTAACATCTTTCAAATCAAAATATCTGCTGATACCACTCGACACTCTGTTTGTAGATTTTACTTTTACTATTTCTTGATTTGTTGACGAAGGATAAACGTTGTAGTCTTCACCTGTGATCATTCTATTTTGTGTGTAATAGGTCTGTGGTGCGTTTGCTCTAATACTTTGGCTTGTTTCACTTTGTGAAGCATTTGTAACACTTGATTTAAGTTCCAAACCTAAAGTAAGAGTTTCTGTAGTACCAGATCTGCTTGTGTAATCTAATGCCACTTGTACATCTGTAATTTCTTCTGGTTTAATTCTTAAAGATCTATTTGAACTTGTTCTGTAAAATACTTGGAATTGTCCACTAGGTGAATTTCCAAAAGTGCCGTCCGCAAATATTAAACTTATTTGATCGTTTGCTCTTGTTTGTACAACATAAAAATCTCTTACACTTTTGTTTACACTATTATAGATAGCATTGTTTCCTTCGGTCGAATCAACCTTGGTCCAAATTTTATCTAGTGTTCCTGAGTTATCAAGTTTTGTTAACCATACATCTGTATCATTAATATTGTCTGCTTCTATTGTAATCCTTTGATTAGCTACAACATTACCAACATCAAATACACTATTGTTTAAAGTTCCTTGTCTGAAATGACAGAAGTATCCTGTGTTGGAACTAGCGGCTCCTCTTCCATCTTCTCTATACATAAATTGTAAAGCATTACCTGCTATAGGTGTTTCTTCAACTAAATTCAAAGTAGTTTCATCTATATCAGTTGACACTATTTCAAACTGGGCAGGCACTCCATTAACAGTTTTTGTAAATCCAAATACAGGAACATCTGTTGTATTTTGATTTAATCTGTAAGCCTGTGTCAGTACACCATTAATACTTCTTGATTTTCTTGGCTTTCCGATTGTGTTGTTATTTGGAAGTGCTGAATTCAACACTCTTCTAAATTGTTCTGACCAATTCGCATTGCTAGGATCATTCCATATGATAGTTTGATTTTGTAAATTAGCTCCATTACTATCTACTATGGATTCAGTAGTAGAAACAGTATCAAATTTCAAAAGCCCATTTGCGGCTCTGTTTCTTCTTGGATTATATGAAAGCAATCTTGCCAGTCTTAATACAGACTCACGTCTTTCAGCAAGTTCTAAAAAGTTTTCTCTTGAGTTTAGATCAACTCTATAAGAAATATTCTGGCCTAAAAATGCTATAATATCTATTAAAGCTAAAAACTCTGATGTTTCAATGTAATCATTAAAGTCCTCAGGATAATTGTTTCTGAGGTATGTGATCATGACTCTTCTTAAAGAGTCAAAATCATAACTTTTAAATTCTGCGTTGCGAAAACTTTGGTATACTTTTGACCAATCTTCAGCAAGTAACAGTCTATTTTGTCTATCTGTGGACGACATTTAGTTTCCTTAAATTCTTTATAAATGTATTTATTATATAGAATTATATGACCACTTAATTCTTTAACTTGTTAGGCCGTTTGCTTTGTCAAACTGTAGTCTAAGCTGTTCACTTATGTTATATGTGAGATACGTCAATGTACATTCGACTTGTAGTCCACTTTCAAACTCAGTGACTGAAACACCACTTGCCCTTACTCTTGGATCATAATTTACTATATTAGTTACATTTCTTGTTATTGCGTCTATCAATTCTCGTGTCAAAGGCTCATACAATGCGTCCCAAATAATACATCCAAATCTTGGATCTGAGAGCTTTTCCCCTTGTCTAATATTGAAATGATTAAGGAGATCCTGTTTGATTAGTCCAAGGTCGTATTGCTGAAAGCTGTTGTTTTCTGGATTGACCGTGCTAAATCCTCTGTAAGCCTTTTGTCTTACAGGTAATTTAGGTGCTTTTGCTGTTTTGATCTTTATTTCTTTATACAAGTCTTCCATAATAATATTTATTCGTTTGCGAATACCGTGGTTTGTGTTGTACTTTTTATCTTAGCATCACAATCATAAGTATCACCTATCCTACCAACTTCTAGATCTTCGGCAAAAACATTAGGACTATGTGTGACTAAAGGCGTGCCATAAACTGGAGGACAATGTGTGTGTGGTTCGTTGAGATCTGTCTTTCTATGTATGCCGTGTCCAGCAACAAATACTGTTGAACTACCTGTGTCTGTAAGTATGTCGCCTGGAGCAACACAGATTGGATGTACTGTATCTACTATATCTCCTGATCCTACTTTTCTAGCTATTAATGGCATTATCTTACCTGCATGACTCCTCCGCCGTGTGCTATCGGTGTTGGCGGTGTTATAGATGCTAACGGAGTCAATTCTCCTTTCTTAATTCTTTGGTAGTAGCTTTTTCCTGTTTCTATTCTTTCAGAAGTTTTACTTCCTGTTCTGTCAGCATATCCAACAGCATTTTTAAATTGAGAACCTAAAGAAGTAAAGTTTGTAGTTGACCAAGTTATAAATCCAGCCTTTTCTCCTTTTGTCAAATATGCCACTGCTAATTTACAAGCGATAGCTGGATCATTGGCTAGTTCAGGATTACTGTAAATGTCTGTGCCTATCAATCCGCCATATGTTTTGTAGTTGTCCGTACCTGTTAATTGTATCAAACCTCTACCTCGATACGTCCAACCATCTCCTGTTTCTGGGGGACCGTTGCCCATTCTATTGCCATATACAACACTTGCTATTTGTACTGGTTTTCTATGTAAAGTTTCTGAAAGTGCTGTTCCACCTTTTTTACTAAACATTTTAAATGTTGCTCTCATACCAGCGGCACTATAATTCATGTTTTCACTCTTTGGTATAAAATTACTTTCATGTTTTATTTGAGCACAAGCCATTGCTATTGCTTCGCCTGCTCCGCCAGGAGTAGCACCACTATTAAGTGCCTTGGCTGGATCAAGTCCTAATGACTTGATTAATTCACTAATGAAGAATCTTGTCATATCTTCAACATTAACAGGATCATTTGGCTGAGTGCCTTTGGTTCCATCATTATTTGTTTGGAATATTTTACTTGTATCAATTGATTCTGGTTCAGCATCTCCTGCTCTGAATACTCCCGAAGTGCTATTTCTTTCAGGCATGTCTGATTCTTTTTCCAAAGGTGGATTTTGGCTCCTAATTTCAGGTGCTGGTGAATTTATACTGTCCGTTTCGCCTGGTGTATGAGCAGAAGGATTATAACTTTCGTGTGAGTTCCAAGGCTCGTGTTGAGGAGTTCTTCTTGGTAGTAATGCTAACGCGGCATCTGATGCTCTTGTAGCATCGGCCGTAACTCTTTGATTGGCTATAGGACTTCCGTTCTTATCTAAAACTTGGTCAGAATCGTCAACTGGTTCATTGGTAGCAGGCTTGGTAAATGTATCACCAATTGAATCTGCTGTGTCTGAAGGATCTGGAACTTGAGCAGGACTGTTCATATGTATTTGTGAAGCCTGTTCTCTGTGAACATCAACTGATAGAATTTGTGTTTTACCTCCAGCATCTAATTTATTATCAGTAGCACTTTTTATTTGCGTATTAGCACCACTTGTAAATTTATTATCACCTTTGGTATTTAAATTAAATGCTCCATTTACTGTTTGTCTATAATCGCCAACAACCTTAGAATGAAAGTTTTGATTTATTGCTATGTGTCCATCTAAAGTAACCTGTAAATTATAATCTCCAGTAATTGTTGATCTATGTGTTCCTTCTATTTGAACGTCTTCATCATTACCAATTGCTTTTTGTCTATTTCCACCGATCTTTAAATCTTGATTAATTGCTACATATTTTGTATCATTTTTAAGTATTCTTACATCATTGTTTTCCGCAACCTTTACTTTTTTATCTCTCAAAGCTGTAAGATTAAAATCTCTACCTGCTAGTATATTGATATCTCTATCAGCAGTTATGTTTAAATCTGTTTCAGTCCTTATGTTTATACTATCACTACCATAGATATCAATTTTTCCATTAGAAGTCATTTCTAACCAAGCACTACCTTGTGCGTTTGCTATGTAAATTATATCTTCTGAATTGTGTAATAGAATCTGATGTCCTGTTCTAGTTCTTAAACGAATATGTTCATTGAAAGGTATTTCTGTTTTTGCTTTATCAATATTTTCAGGAACAGCTTCTACATCGTAGTATTTTGCTCCTGTAGATCCTGCTTGGCCTGCTCTCAAAATAGCAGGGTCTCCATCATCCATTACAAAACTAGAGCCTCCTAATCTACTTCTAAAATATTCAATGGATTGACCTTTTTCTCCATATGATCCTTTAGGTGCTCCGTTTCTTCTGTCAAGAGGTCCAGGAGTATTCCAACCGTAAACATTATTAGGTATATCCCTCCTAGCACTTGATGTAGTCTGTCCCCTAATAGGATCTTTTAGTAGTCCTTGTGTAGAAAGAGCTCCGGCGAACAAAGGATTATGTGGTCTTTGATAACGATCAGGATCATTTCCTTTATGCGGTAAACTTTTATTAAATTCACCTGTGGGTAATCTCCTACCTTTTAGATCATCCGCCAAATCATCTTGATAGATTAATTCTGCTGGCGAAGTTGGTGTACTGCCTGGAACCATATGATTCATAAATTCATCTTGTAAGCATCCTATCCAATAACATTGGTTAGGTTGATTTTCAACAAATATTACCAGTACCTTTGTTCCTGGGTCTGGCGGTACTGCCCAAAATCCATAACTTTGTTGGGTTGCCGCATATTGTTTATTACGTGAATTAGAAGCATTGTCGTTCACTCCGTAAAATGGACTACAGTAATAAGCTGTGAATAACTGCCCCGGCGGAAATAATTCTTGTCCACCAGCATTGG